AACAGCCATCAGGTGATAAACCTTCTGATTTAATCTCTCGGTCTCTTCGGCGGAAGCTTTGATCTCTTCTGCCTTTCCAAAGCTCATGCTGCTAACATCGTGAATCATCACTGTGGCGTCTGGGTCCATGAACCGCTTACCTTGAGCGCCAAAGCTGAACAAGATTGCCCCACAGGACATAGCTTTGCCCTCGACGATGGTCGCTACTGGAATCTTTGAGTGCTTGATTGCTGAGATCATTGTCATGAGGGCATACACTGAGCCACCGTAGCTATCGATAACCACAGGGATTACAGTTTGTCCTGTGTTCTGTGCCTTCGACATGTTTTCTGTGAAGGTCTTCGCAGATGCCTCTGTGAACTTGTTCACTCTGATTACTGTTGGCAATCCGTCTTTGAGTTCAGGCTCTTTTAGTAATGGACTGAATGTTTTTATGATGTTCATGTGTTAACCTTTGGGAAGTTTAGCGTTGCGAACTCCCCGTGGAGTTCTGTTGCTTTTTTGTCGTATGCTCTCGCTGCTTCTTCGGGGGTGGAGTAGGAGCCTAAGTTTATATGGCGGTTTTTTCGATTGGGATCCCCTATGTAAGCTCGGAATCGGGTCGCTCGCTGGTCGACCCCCTTAAATCCTGATTTGCTATCGGCTCTTACTGACTTATTTTGACAATTTTGAGAACGAGTACAAATCCGTAGATTCTCTTTTCTGTTGTCTAAAGGGTCTCCGTTGATGTGATCCACATCGAAGCCTTTCGGGGCACTCATCACTACTCTGTGAATTGAAAGCCGGCGGCTGCCGTCGAGGGCATAAAATTTTTTGCTGGGTGGTGGTGAGAGAACATACCACTTGGATCGCGAACTAATAGCTTCCATAACCCTATTATAATCTTCGTCATCAACAATGGCAACTTTATCTGAAAGCTCATTTCTGTTCTTCCATAGTTTTATCTCTCTCATATTTACCCCAACAGCCTAAAGTTATGTCGGATGGATCTCGTTGAGAAGCCCCAATCTGGATCGTAGTTCAGCCGGCTCATGTAGGGTCGGTTAACTTGTACCGAGTCGTGCGGCTTGACACCCCAGCACCTAATCCGGGTGAGTTCGTTATTGCTATCAATGACTTCCAAGACCCAATAGAGCTTTCCGTTCTTCGTCTTTCTCTCGGTCACCTTGCGGGGAATGAACCAGCACAACTGTAACTCTTCATCAAACTCAGAGATTGGTGGGACAAACTTCTCTTTCAGTTTCTCAATCGTCTCTAAGTTGATCACAAGATTGATTGGGAAGATACCAGTCAGGTCTGTCTTGAACTGGATTATTTCCTCTTCGGAGAAATCACCCTCTGGCTTATACGTTTCCATATTCTCGGATAGCTTCTTCAAGTTCTTCGGTCTTTCAACCACGCATGCAGACCAGAAGTGCTTGCGTCCCGTAAACCTATCATCGATAATGTTGTCTAGGGCTCCGCCTCTGCAGAGAGCATCGAGAGCTTTCTTGTTGAACTTGCTGTACGATACTCCTTCGCGGAATAGCAGATCTTCTGCGTTAGTGAATGGTCGGTTGTCTAGAATCTGCTCAATGGCGCTCATGCCGAGCCCCTTGATAGAGGTCAAGGGTTGAATGAGGGTCTTCCCATCCTCGCTAATCTCCCACACCGTACCGGACTTGTTGATATCCAACGGTGCGATATCGAATCCATACTTCTTTGCAATATTGATCGCCTTCTCTTTTCTACTCTCCGGCTCTTTGTCGAGGAACGCTGCCATCCACTCTGCGGGATAGTAGTTCCACAGCCAAGCACACTGGAACGAGATGATACTGTAGGACACGGCATGTGATTTATTGAAGCCATAGCCTGAGAAGAACTCGAACTTATCCCACAGGCTATTTGCAGCATCACTGTCGATACCGTTTGTCTTGCAGCCGTCAACGAACTTAACTCTAAGCTTGGTTTTAATACCACCCTTACCAGTTCCCTTCTTGGTCAACACCTTGCGGAGCATGTTGCCCTCATCAAGCGTCAGCCCACCAAGCTTATGAGCCAGTAGAGCAATCTGTTCCTGAAAGATGAGGAACCCGAAAGTCTCTTCGGTGATCTCGCGAGCGTCTTCTGATAAATACGACACATACTGTGGGTGTGTCTTCGCTTCCACATAGTCAGTGTCAACGCCGGCGGACAATGGTCCTGGGCGGAAAATCGAGGTTACAGCTGAGATATCAACTATGCTTTCGGGCTTTGCTTTCTTGCAGAAGCCCTGTGCACCCTGCTCTGTGAACTGGAAAATACCTGCCCATCTCCCAGCGTGGAAGACGTTTTCATAGACCTCGCGATCGCTCATGTTGATAGTGTCTGGGTGTAGCTTCTCGTTGTAATACTCTCGAACCTGTTCAAAGGTTGGTTCAGCTACCCCGTGATGGCGGCGCAAGATGTGTTCGATGCAACCCTCCATCATCTTAAGAGTAGAGAGCCCAAGCAAATCGAACTTAATGAAGCCCATCGGCTCAAGGTGTCGAACGTTCTGCCCCTCTGCCCACGGAGACTGACGCACACCGCCGGAGTTGATTAGCGGCATGTACTGGTCGAGGTTCTCAGCAACCACCACGCCACCAGCATGTCGCGAGCATGACCGGACTTGTCCCACAAGCCCCTCAACACGCGCATGCACCTCGGGATGCCTTGTGAGAAACGATTGTAGGGTTGGCGAAAACTCTATCACCTCTTCCCAAGTCGGCACGTAAACACCTGCCTTGATACCATGTCTCTGTTTTGCTGCTGGTGTTGCTTCACGAATCATCGTGCTAGTAACGCTGTTGACCTCCGGGAAAGGAATGCCATGGAGCTTTGAGATGTCCTTGATAAGAGATTTCAATTGGAGAGTGTTCCAGTTGGAAATGGGGGCGACTGTATCTTCGCCCCACATCTCGACAAGGCGCTCCTTAAGTGCCATACTGTCAGACACGTCATAATCAATATCAGGGTAGTCAGTAGCATCCGAGCGCAAGAAACGTGAGAACAGGAGCCCGTGTTTAATCGGATCAACTTGTGTAATCCCGAGAGAGTAAGCTACTAGTGAGCCGGCTGCTGAGCCGCGACCGGGACCTGCCAGCATCTGCGTGGTAGCTTCGTCGGCGATTGCTTTCATCGTTAGGAAATACTTTGAGAAGCCGCGGTCATCAATAACATTAAGTTCGTGCTTCAGGCGCTCCATGTATTCTGAGTTCTCGTGCAGGCTTCTCTGTCTCAGACCTTCTAGGGCATAGTTTACTAACGCCTGTGTGGCGGTAGAATCAGCCGGTACAACAAAATCGGGCAAGCGCACGGTTGTGTCAGGGAAGAAGCTCTCAATGCGATTGTGTGCGATGTCGTACGTCTCGGTAATGCTGTCCATTACCAAGTCATCATCATATTCAAATCCTGCCGACTTGCAATAGTTCTTATAGCTCTCCCACATCTGATCGCCATTCTTAGGATAAAGTTCGTATCCGATCTCTTCCACACCTGACGGTAACTCTGATCCCTCTCCCCATGATGGAGTTCCGCGACCAAGCCAGCCTAAGCGCTTATACATCTCACGATCTTTCCATGCGTCAGGGTCTGGATAGTGACTGTCCGCTGTTGAAATCATCTTAAGATCAAACTCTTTGGCGATCTGGATTATGTATTTGTTTAGTTCGTGCTGTTCTGGGATGTTATTCCATTGTAACTCTGCGTACCAGCGATCACCGAAGATTGACACCATTTCACGTGTGGTTTCGCGCATAGCTTCTAGGACGGCTTCAGAACCTTCCTCTCGGTTCTCCCAGTAGTTGCCGGCGTACACCCCTCCCAAGCATGCAGACGCGGCGATAATGCCTTCCGAGTGTTCTCTAAGGAGGTCGTAGTCCATTCGCGGGTATCTGTAGAAGTATTCTTCTGTGTAGCTCTTCGAGATTAGCTTGAACAAATTGTTCAGTCCAACTTGATTCTGTGCGAGGAGGATTAAGTGGCGCCGGCGCTTAAGGATCGGCTGCGCAGCTTTTGTGTTTCCCTCATCCTCTGTCGTTGCACCTGATTGGGCTGTCTTTTTGGTAGCCCGGGCTTTCTTCTTATCAGCCATGGCTTCATCATAGGCCCCTCTCCACTCCTTAACAGATGTGGTGAAATATGCTTCAACTCCAAAGATAGGCTTGAAGTTCTTACCTTCCGCCTGCATCTTCTTTGCATGCAGTACTTGAGCCGCTAGTCCGTTCATGTTGCCGTGGTCTGTGAGAGCTAGCGCATCTCCTCCATTCTGAAAACAATAATTCATGTGGGCATCTGGGTACCCAATCGCATCAAAAATCGAACCTGCTACACTGTGGGCGTGAAGCCCTACAAATTTAATCGTCATCTATTTCTCCCTCTTTATATGGTAATCTAACATGGCTGTGAGATTTAATCAAGTCATTTATTGGTTTTTTTATAAAGTTTTCTGATCCAAGGAAACTCTTATAGCCTTCCCAAGTCGTGATATCGTAGAACCAATCAGCCCTTTCCATGTGAGCGTCAGTGGTGCAAACAGCATCGAAAATCTCTTCAAAGTCAAAGTGGCGGGCGGACCACCTCTCATGGAGAGGGAGCTTCTCGGTGGGCATCTCGCCGGGAGGAGGGTTGAGAAACTGCCTCGTTGTCTGTTTGTTAACATGCCGGCGGCAATGGATGTAATCCTGCCCAAACATAGTAAATGGGAGCGGGATATTATCCTTTACAGTTTTCCCCTCGTGTGTCATGAACCAGTTCTTAGTCGTATCAGAGATTTTTAAACGCTGGCGCCTGATGTTGTACACATTGTGAGCGTTCATAGGGAAGGAGACATAGTACTTATCGGGCACAACCCATTTAGATATGCGAGTAGCTGTTCTCCACGCACTGTTAATCCCGTGCAGGATGGACCAGCCATAGCTGTCGCGGCGATCACGATCCTTCGGATGAATGGGAGCATAATATATTGGAATCTCTCGCCGGTGTTCACTGGAAAATCTTATGTGTGGGTTCGAAAAGTACACAGGATCGTAGATCCATTCACCGATGATTGTACGGATTATCGGTGCGGTGTCGCCGTTGGCTACAATCCAGATCGTCTGGCAGCCCGCTAACGCACACTCATAAACCGCCTTCTGAATAGCAGTGAATCCGGGATCAACGGGTAGTAGGTACTCTGGTGTGGCTATGTCGTAATCTGTCTTCAGTCCGGCAACGGGGATAATCCCGGCTAAATGTGAGCGTGCTGTCATAGGTAACTTATTATTCTTTGATAGTTTCGACTACTTTCTGGAAGGCTCTCAATAAGAGTTCCTTTGTCTTCTTGCGCAATCGTAATCTTAGGGGAGGATGGGAGTGTGTTCTGTGGTTTCTCAATTCTCTTGCGGCCAAGATTACTTGTTCTAAATTTATAGTACTTCGCATGACCATATTTAGGGCAATATCCGTTAAAAAGTCCCTTCATTCCCCTTATTTCCATCTCGTTGATCAGTTTAAATCTTGCCATCGTCTCCGAGAAGTCAAATTCTCTGAGTTGTGTTTCCGATAAGTGTGAAACCGTACACGCATCTTTGACGGCTGTCTTACCATCGATACGATCTGACGAATAAAACCAAATTTGCTTGACAAACTCATCTTCTGTTTCGATATAGTCGATTTCATGCTTACCTCCACGATTGAACGCTATCCAATCATAACATATATAATGGCGCTCCGCAACAACTTTCTCTATTATGCCGGTACAATTGTCATCGCCAAAATAATGCATCTTGCCAAATCGAATCTCTGCGATTTTAGAGTATTCGTTTGAACAGACTATAGTATCGCCATCGCACCTGATGTTCTCACACAGATCACTCAAGGGTGCTAGTCCAGCAAGAGACAGTATGAATAATAGACGATCCCAAAGAAGAGTTTGAGGAGCGCCTACGACAAATGACTCGCTGTGTGTCGTTAGGGTTGTTGACTCACTAACTAATCCGAGACAAGACAGATCGTAAGACGGTAACAGGTGATCAAACCGAAAGGGCACATCAAACCCAGTATAAAAAACTGGCAACTGGTGCTTAAAAGCATATAGGAGAGCGCGGAGGCTTGAGCCTACTACTATCTCTTCATATTCACGGATCGCAACAGCACGACTGACCGGCTGCTGTGCAACAACACGATTTAGTGGTTGGTCGCTCCTCTTCATTCTCCACCTCTTGTAAAAGAGTTTTTATATCCAAACCGGCGCAATCAATCTTGTTCTTAGAAACATGATAATGACTAACAAACCCTTCGAATGTTCCATATTTAACATCTTGTTCATATTTTGTTGAGGTATTGCCAAACTGAGTTAGGGGTGCATTGTAGGGAATTTCCAATCCATTGTGGATTGCTTTCCAAAGCGCTTTAAGCGCCTGTATCTGCACTGGGTAAAAGTCTGTGAAGTCTTCTAACTCTTCTCCCTGACATCGAGCGCCGGAAACGATTGGTCTTTCTCCGTGCCCATTTTCAACGTACCAGTCTTGGTATTTTGGATAATAAGCATTCGAGATTTCCACTCCGACGGACGCCCTATTGGCGCGCTCAGAGCCGGCATGCCAACATGCATGTTGCATATCAATGGTCTGATAGATTGTTCCGTCGTTATCGATAAGAAAGTGAACTGAGATTCCTCTGTTATCTAACACCCTTTGGCATGAGCGTGAGTTCAAGCACACATCCCAGTGATTGACAAAATAACGAATCTTTCTTTTTGGGCGACTACTATAATCGTAGTAGGTCCCGGGGGAAGTCTTGAGCGCAGATTCCTCAGACCACAGCACAACCTTCTCCCATTCAATCGGAATAAAGTCACCACCATATACGATATAATTTGAGTACTTCTCGTCTTCTGGCTTGTGTTCGGAAATCGACGCCTGTCTCTCAGTCCATATCCTACGAAAAGTCATTGGACCCACTAATCCATCAGCAGATAGTCCTTGCTGTTTCTGCCACTTCTTAACTGCTCGAACAAGCTTGTCGTCATAATACTTTTCACCAAACCACGATGGATCCCACCCTAATTTAGCTCCTGACGCTTCGTTGTAAAAGTCTTTATCAATTGGCATATCATGTGTGCTCCAAATTCTTAATCACTAAGAATTGCTATAACGTAATTATCTTGTATGACACTTATTTGACCTGCTGAGGTGTCAATTTGTTCAACCATCGTGTTATCAATTACAATTTCAGCACCTACAACCAGTGTTTTTGCGAACCTAACATCATCAGCCCAGCTTACCACCGAGGCTGTTCTATGGCGAGATTCTTTTGGTTTAAAGTCAGCTGGCAGGAGGATCCCGCTAGAGCTTTCCTCTGTCTCTGTGTTTGCTGAGGTTATCTGAACATATCTATTAACTGGTTTGACCATTATTTCTCCTTTATTAAATTATGCAACTATCGCCATCACAGAATTTTGTACCCTGTGCCTCTCCGTTGTCAATTCGTTGAATCGGCGTAATCTTTTTACTCATTTCTTTGTATTGCTTTTGAGAGATCGGCTCATAGGGTGCTTGCTTGTAGCCAGTCTCTTCATATTTTAGAAAAGAGACTGCTTTGAGTCGTGTTTCGTACATCTCTAAAGCATCTTTAATCTGGGCAGCTTCTTCTTCATTGAAGGTGACTGTAACTGATACAGAATTATCTGCCCAGTAGTGCTGGTATTGTGCTGCAATCTCCAGTTGTTCCCACATGCTAACACTCTTCTTGCCCTTCGTGAAGTAGGGCTCGTGAATAGGGAACTCCACCACATCTGTGTTTGGCGTGTAGGCGTCTTCCTCCACATTATATCCTGCCTCTTTGAGGCGATCTAACACTTTTGAGTCCTTGGAGAATCTGATGCGACGAATGTAGTACTCACTCTCTGGGAAATGGATACCGGGCGTTGAGCCATTGAGTAACGAAACAGTGCCAGACGGTTTAATAGAGGTCATGCGCACAGACTTAGGGATACAGAGCCAGTTAGAGTATTCTTCGTCCAACTCTTGAACGTATGCATATGCCTTATCGCACCACTCGTACATTGTACGTCGTCCATGTTTATTAAACGCCTGCACTACGCCAGACTGTGAAAGTCCAATGCGCCTGTTCTTGAGCATCTTAGCGTTTGTCTCTGGCCAGTGCGTGTTCGATAAGGTAATAGTTTTACCGTAAAGGTATGCAATCTTTAGTGTTTTTAAGTAATCTTCTAGATCCTCGTGCTTCGCCGGGAAAGTCTCACAAAGACAACAAAGCTCGGCATCTTCCAGTTGTTGCTCTACGCAGGGATTAAAGCCAGCCACGTTAACATCGTCTAGGCGTGTGCCATCTTTAAACCGCCCTTTGGTTCTGGCGTTGTTCATCCAGATGTATCCGGGCTCGCCGTTCTTTTGCGACTGTTTAGCGTGCCAAGTGTAGTCCATTCCGACAACAGCGTTGAAGGAGTTGTTTGATCCCCAGCGGTGATGGTATAGCTTTTCTTGGTCGTTCTTCATCTGGAGGTATTGTTTATCGTCGTGGGCACCCATCGCTAGGGCGGCAGAACGTCGGACGTTTCCAGATACGACGCATCGTCCAATGAGGTTCTCTGTGTCAACGATGTCTACAGATGTGATATCCTCTCCGACTTTCGAGGTATATAGCTCGATCAGGTTGCGATGCAACTCTTCAAGAGGACCAGAGCCGCTTGATGTTCCACCGAAACCCTTGATGAGCGCACCGAAAGGTCTAATGGCTGAGTAATCGAACTTTGGTACCTTGCTTCCGAAAAAGAAGCCATCAAGGAGGAGGTGAACCGAGTCTACCCAGCCCTCGCGGGAATCAGCGATAATGTGTACATCATCCGTGTACTGTGGCTCTTGGATCGTTAGTGTGTTGGCGCCTTCTGTGTCAAAGCCCACGCCGATGCCCAGCATCAGCGCATCCATCATCCATGCGAACAGGTAGCCGCCCTTCTTTGCCAACTCACGGGTCGAGCGAAACGCACAATTGAACAAGCCGGCAGCAGTCTTTTCTTCGACGAATTTAGTACCCATCATCCAGAGCCCTCGTCCGGGAGGAGTCCACTTCAAATGGAAGAGGCGATCATAAGCATCCTTAGCTGTTCGCTGTGCTTTCGAGTCATTCCACTCCAGCCCCAAGCGCACAACATGCTCTTTCTGGGTGTTGAACATCCCCTCTACCACTCTACGGCAGGTTTGGTACCATTCCTCTGAGCCGGTGGCATCAGGGTCAAACTCGCTAAGTCGACGTGAATAGGTTCTCTTATAGGTAACATAGCCAACCGGTCCCCAAGGTACATTTTTATCTTTGTAAGGTTCAACAAACGAGTCCGATAATCTGAATTTACGTGTATTGGCTAATGTTCTCATTGTCTTATTTCCTTCTTAATTTTGTGTATTTCTGTCGCAACAAGGTTTGTTGCTGTTTTACCCCAAGCGGTGCTTGGGTGGGCATGCTTCCAACAGCGGCAGTCGTGGCTGTCGGGAGGATTCTTATTTTTACATTCGAGGTATCCATGAAAATCGGATAGATAATACCATCTGGTCCGTTTCTGTTTTTCGCAATGAACATCTTACCCTGATTGTTTTGTTTATCTTCGATTGTTCTCGAAATAGAAAAGATAAAATCGGCTACAAAACATTTATTAAATGCTTCCGAAATCTGTTCCATCGTAATGACCTCTGCGCTCAGTCCTGAACGATTGGTTTGTGAAGCTGTCCAGATAGGACATTTAAACTCTGTTGACAAACCTCTTAGGTCTTCATAAATAGATTCGAGTTCGTTTCTTTTCTCTTTTCTTACAATAACTGGCTTCAAAAGATCGGCGTAATCGACTATGACGAGGCCGGGCTTAATACCGCGCTTTATGAGACGAGATAAATGAGAGCGTACCGTATTGGTCGTAGCTGATTTGGTAGGGTACTCTTTGACGATCAAGGAGCCATCAACGTCTCCGATAGCTTCGTAAATCTCCTCTTTAAAGTTTATGATATCACTGAGTGGATACCCCGTTAAACAACTATCATATCTGCTTGCAACCACAGTGTCTTGTAATTCGAGAGTATAGTGTACAACTGTTTTCCCCTCCTTAATAGCTTGGGTGCCCAAGTGAACGAGCGCCATGCTCTTGCCAGCACCAGTGGGAGCGATCACCACTCCTAGCTCACTCTTGCCGAGCCCACCACCAGTAATCGTATCAATTTCTGGCCAACCAGTTGTAACAGGCTTACGATATTTAGGCACGAATCTTGCTTCAAAGTCCTTAAGGTAGTCGTATCCAAAATTGTTATCGGAACCAAGCTTAAGGGCGTTATTGATCACTGTAGATATTTCATCGAAGGAGCACTTTTGCAGAAGACCTACTGACTCCATCATTGCTTCTTTTAGATTTTGCTTCCGGCAAAAGTCAAGTGCAGTTTCTTTAATGTACTTTATGTCAGTTAATTCTTTGGTATGAATTTTTGCAAAGTATTCGCGAGTTTGCGATTGCACAACCTCATCTTCGTCATCCATCTCAGTTCTTAACAAAACCAACATAATATCAACAGATGGGTGAGTTTCATACTTCTCGCGATAGTCAACGATCAAGGTCGTAAACAGGCGTAAATATTCCAATTCTATAAACTGTATATCCAGCACTTCTGTGATCTGATCCGCAAAGGGTCGATCTTCAAAAATAAGTTGAACGAGTCCTTCTTGAAAAGCCTTTCCGTATCTGCTAAAATCAACCCTATCGTCTCGCATTTATTCCCTCACTGTTGTATAATATATAACTCAATAATTCCTCGAAGTCAAGTAAAAATAAGTTTTATACTCCACCAGTTGTGTTAGTGCATCCCTTGCGAACTTTATTCAACCCGGCGCGCAGATCTTCCCAATTTAATTCGCCGAAGCCATCCTCTCTCATCATCCTAATAACATCCGTCCTGTTAAAGTCGCACTCAAAGTTTTCTATAGAATATCGTACGTGGTCTTTGCCCTGCACCGATAATTGGGGTGCATATAGCTGCATCATTCTGTAGTTGTGTTCGATGAGCTTTCGGTTCTCCGTGATATTATTAAAGATTTTAAGCTTCGCGCTCGTCTTCTCGCAGAATTCAATAACATCATCAACTGTGTAAATCTTTGAATCCGATAAAAAACTCAAACGTTTGCTAACCGTCGCAAAGCCCGCGCCTTTAACACCCGGAAGATTATCACTAGTGTCGCCGACAATAGCGCGCGCTAGCGCCATATTGACAGGGTGGACGCCGGTCTTCTCAATAATGCTTTTCTTATTGAGGATCTCGTTCTGAGTGGGTCGCCAGAGAATTGTTTCGTCATCACACAACTGCATAAAGTCTTTGTCATTTGAAACGACGATCTTTTGCCAACCCTTATACTCTGACATCTGAGTAATAAAGGCAATCACATCATCGGCCTCTACCTCTGGGAGCATAAACTGGATAATCGGCATATTGTTAAAATATTCTATGAGGCGTGTTTGTTGCCACATCTTATTTTGCAGTTCTTCGTCGTCTGTGAGGTTGTGGAAAGCGCGGTTTAGCCGAATGGGCTTCCTGCCTGCCTTGTAGTTCTTGTCTACGCTCTTGCGCTTGCGAGAGCCGTTTGGTCCGTCCCAAACGATAACGATTTGATCCGGGTTTGTCTCTCGAACGTGTCGTTGCAAGATCTTAATGAACCCCTTGATTCCACCGATCGGATCTCCGTTCGTTGAAAGGCTCGGGTCAACTATGTATGCCCTCAAATATGCGTTCAAGGCATCAAAAATTAATATTCGCTTCTTAGTTGTACTAGTATCCGTCATAGCACACCCCCAATTGTAAATCCATTAAATCCACACTCCATAACAGATTGCTCCCCTCATCATCAAGTTGTGCTTGGTCGATCATCATAATAGCGGACGAGTCATCTATCAGCATGACGGGTAGATAACCAACACCCCAACCTAAAGACAAACCCATAACTATCAGTAAAACTGTTCTCATCCTTCCTCCTATTATCAATATAGCACGAACGGATGTTGCTGTCAAGGGATTTATTTAGCTATTCTGTTTCGTCGCTCGCTGCTGCGGCGCCTACTTTCCATAACTCATGTTGTAAGAAGTCTTCCAGCGCTTGGGGATCGGTATCATCCAAATTAAAAGCCCGAGACACGGCCATGCCATACTCTGGAGAGATTGACGCAACTCCTCTAATGTGAGCAACTCTGTCCACCACAGCTTCGGCATAGACGTCATAGGCGACAGACCACTCGGGAGGAAGGATTGGGTTTCCATCAACCATTCTAAACATCTCGTTGTCGGAACCCGAGAGCCATTTGCCGGTGTCGCCGAATAATTGATTTCGGAGATACTCTATTCCCCGCTCACCATCTTCCTCTAGCTTCGCTTGAACCTGCGCCCTATAATCTTCAGCGGATATCTGATTTAAGGGCATTATATCGTTCGGTAAGATTTCATACACCATAAAGGGGCGGCCCTCTATGTTTCCTCCGGAGACGACGGTTAGCATCCCGCTGACGGGTGCCGCTATAGGATCGCGATTGGCGTATTCGTCCCATGCGCGGTCAGTTATTGCATCGTTTGAAAGCTCATCATACTCTGCTGGTAACTCTCCAAAATCCGCTCCGTATTGATCGATGAAGGCTTGGCGTTCGGCGGAGGCTTGATCTGCTTGCTGTGCTGCAAGTTCTGTATTGTGTTTGTTTGCTAGGGATTTGCCGGCAACCACGCCGGCGGGAACGGTGGACATCAGAGCCAACGCTGTGGCAAGTGGAACGCCGTATCTCATGGCATAGTCTTGCGCTCTTTTCCGGAGGTTTCCTTCTTCAAGCATTCCAGCTTTTTCTATCATCGCTGTGATCCGCCTATCAAAGAGTAGATCTGTCTTCTCGTCCGGTAGTTGCGATTCGTCTGACAAAGATTCTTCTATGTAGCCTCTCCAGCTTTCCATTATTAGTTTCATGTTAATAAATAGTTCTAATCGACGGTTTCTTCTGTTTTCGCGGCGTTTCTACCCCTGGAGATCAGCTGCACATCATTAGCTTCCTTTCTAAGGATCTCTCCCTTGTGGAGAACGCTCACAATCTTTTCCCAAGTGTGGTATTCTTCAGCAACAATTGCGCCCTCTTCCCACCACTCTTCCCATTCGGGTGGTCCTCCGCGCTGGTGTGGTGTGAGTGTTCTAAATCTTACCCTTACTAGATCGCCAAGTCTCATCTCTATCTCTAAAAGGTGTTTTATGCTATTTGTCTCGGAGTTGTTTTTCAAGGCGGGAGCGCTCTTTGACTGCGCCTTCGCCTTCTCCGAGAAGAGCATCTAAACGCTCTATCTGTTGTTGTGCGGTACGGTTCGAGCGTTCAACTGCTCTCCCCTCGGCGGCTTCTGCGCGCCTCTGTCTGTCTGCTGGTCCTCTTCTCATTGTGCTAATCCTTTGTTATTAGTCTTTAAATTTCTGTCTGGTTCCGAAAACATAATCGAACCAAGGCTGCGTAATACACCAGTTCATATCTTGATTTAAACCCATGTGGTGATCGTAGTGCCAAGGCATGTGTTTTTTACACCATTCTAAATCCTTGTGCGCTTTGCGATGTTTGAAGTAGTAGTTGAGTGCACAATAAACGAGAGTGCAGTAAAAGATTTTGGACAGGTATAGCACAGGAAAGTGCAGTGCTAAAGCTCCTGCCAACGCTAAAACCTCTAAGCCGTAGAATTTACTGTCGTGGTTAAAATTCTTTCTGCATTGGCGATGATGAGTTGTCCAGTGAAAGGAAAAGAACGATTTATTAGTCTTTGCTGACTTGCTGTGTAGAACGTGTTTGTGAATCATCCACTCTCCGAAGTTCCCGTAGAGTAACCCTGCTATGATTGTCAACAAGTATTGCAACATTTAATCTATGCCTTCGCCACTTTATTCGACTCTCTCAAGAATTATGCCGCGACCAAAGCCTCCGGCAGTTTGTGCTTTTGCAAGTCCTGCCTTGGCAACCGAAGCCATCTTAAGTTTGTGAATCTCGATGAGGGAAAAGACAGCTTCAACTAGATCTGCTGCTTCGACAAGCGACGGATCTGCTCGAAATTCCTCTAGCTCCTCTACTACCTTGTTAAATAGCTCGCGCTTATGTTCAGCTGCATCAGCAACATGATAAATCGGGGTTCTTCCATCTTCTATGATTATTTGGGGTATCTTATCTCTAACGAGTTTCACGTGGGCTCCCTGGCCTTTTCGCTAATTGTAAATAGTCCAAAGCAACTTCACTCGTCTCTTCACCAGCAATTTGTCTCTCTTCGGTGTCTCTAACGTCTGCGAGTTCGTACTTTTTATTTCTGATGTCTTGGAGAATCTCCACTGCCAATGTAAAGATGCCATAAAAGATAATAGATCCAATTAGCAAATAAGTAAACTCAATCATTTTGTTCTTCCGCAGACTGTACTGTATATTTGTTTTCTGCTATTTTTACTAGGGTAAGCATCTCATTATCTTTCTTTAGTTCTTCCCAGTATGTCGGGGCGGCGATGTGAATTTGCTCGTTAAGCGCTTTTCTGAACAAGCTCTGCAAGCCCATCCCGTGCATCCAGCCCTTTGGGCGCGGTAGGTAGATTTTACCATCTTTCGCTCTAATAAAGTTAGTACTCATCATCTTCTGTCGTGATGAATGTAGGGGTGCCCTCGCCAAGCCATGCACCTGCAGTGTTAAAATTAAACCACTCGGCAGCTTCCTCATCTGAGCACTCAAGCCACACCTGAATTGCGGCGATGCAAAGATAAGTGTCGTAAGCTGCAACATTCATAGATTCAACTCTCGGCCAATGATCCTCTGGCGAGGCAACTACCCCTACAAGGGCTTTATCAAAATGTTCGCGAGGCTCTAAGAATAGGGCTTCGGGGTGAATTTGGTTAATCGGCTGAATTGTCATTTTGTGCTCCTTTGTTCGCTGTAAATTCTCTTTGCTATCTCGAAAGACTTAATGTCATGCGCGTCATAGCCGAGCTTATTTAACACCTCTACTATGATTGCGCTTCGGCGACCAGATCTACAAAATACTGCAATTTCATTATCCTTTGGGATTTCGTCTATGCGGTTCATAATCTCTGAGTGGGGAATGTTTATGCTGCCGGCAACACTGCTCTCGGTTACCTCCTCTTCGCTTCGTACGTCAAGCAGCGTAATTGGTAATGTCGTCATTATCTTCCTTATTCATCTTATCGGCGGTGGGGGCGACGGTACCTGTGGCCGCGGGGTGGTGAACCGGGTCGTGAACGTCCGTCAACGTATCTGATGTGGGTGCGGGGGTATCTACTTAACATGTGTCGCTGCACCCTTCGAAGCTCCCAGTGTGCGTGTTGCCAAGATCCGGTCGGAGTATAGTGACCGGGTACCCACACCCAAGCCTGAACATCGGGTGTGACTTGTGATATTGGTGTACGTGCTGGCGGATGGGCGTATGCTATACACCCAGTTGTAAAGAGCAATAATGTTGCTGTGAGTAAAGTTTTCATTTTGTTTTTCCTACTGGTATTGAAATGTCTTCAGGTTCTTCATAAAAGTCTGTTGCGTTGCCGGATCGGTTGCTGAATCTATAGATAATCTCTTCATCCATGATTTTTTCAACATGTTCGCGGAACTCTGTATCGCTACTAATTAGTTCAACCCACTTAGATGGTTGAAATTTCTTTTCATAATTGTCTGTTTTAAGTGTATACCACGCCCCCGCAGAAGTGAGATTATTAGATCCCTTAATGGCATCAAACCAACTTTCTTCGTCTCGGACGCCGATATCAGCCGAGCCCCACATGATGCGGAAAGCACAATTACGTCCCTGAGTTCCAAATCTAGATTTTTCAATCCTGACCTTAACCTCCGATCCTACGCGATAACCCTTGTCATCCAACACAAAAGCTGATTTAGCCTTTCTTCCTGTGAGCCAGATCCTTAGACTATATGAATAGACCAAAGCTTTACCACCCGGAGTGGTATAAGGTGTAGTCATCGCTGTTATACGGGCGAGAGGTCCACTGGTAATGTTGTCCTTAAGCTGGTTCAGTACGAGAAGGGTTGCTTGCTTATCTGCAATCGGGAGAGTAATCTTAGACATTCCCTTTGCCAGAATACGTGCTTTCACCGCCATAGATGATTGGGGATTGAAATCACCCTCTACATCGGAAATAGCGGGAGTGAAAGCCAGCGAGTCCCAGACAAACAGGATCTTCTCGTCTGTCGCACCAAGAAGCTCTTCAATCGTCTCTAGTACGAACTCAACTGATGCAGCCTGCACATACATAAGGTCGTCCAAAACACAGCCTGCAGATTCCAAGAAAGTCGGATCAATCGCAGACTCCGAATCGAAGTATACAACCAATTTGCCTTGCTTCTGGGCGTTGGCAGCGATCTGGGCTGCCATATAAGACTTGCCCGTGGAAGTCAGACCTGCAATCTCTGTAATCTTACCTACAGGAATACCTGCAAGTTGTCCTTTACAGATAATACTATCTAACCACCTAGAACCTGTTGGGATCCAATCTTTTACCTCTGTCGGATTTGCTTCCGTTAAGTTGTGTGCGACATTTCTGCCGGCTTTTTGATTAACAAGCTTTCTCAAGTCTTGCATTGAAACCTTTCCGGGTTTAGTTTTGGCTTTTCTAGCCATTGTGCTCTCCTATCATTAAAATTTCTCTAGCCTTTTTGGCGCTATGCGTTCCATCCGTGTTTTTCTTTCGACGACCAGCAGTGTACGTTACGTCAAAATAAACAAGGTCATTATCTCCCTGCCGAGATTCGAAGAACCCATCTCCCACATCTCTATTAGACATCATAACATGGCAGCCGGCGGATGTCAAGTCATTTAGTAGCTTAATTACCTTCTGCTGCAGTGTGTCATCAAAATCAACACCGTACTGGGTAAAGGAGCCTCGGTAAGGAGGGTCCAGAAAGGCAAAGCCATTAGGCTGTGCGTATTCAAGACAATCAGTAAAATCGCCAGAGATCAGCGTGCACTTTTGCAGCGCCTCGTGCCACTCCATCACATTATCATAATCATAGACTTTATCTTTCTGATTTAACAAGCCACTCGGAGTGCCGAACCGACCATTAGTATTTTTGTTGATCTGCCAGATTCCGTTGAAGCCTGTTTTCATCAGAAAGTACAAGGTTGCCGCCTCTTCTGTGGCTGTCCACTTTTCATAATCATACGCGTGTTCCTGCCGGAGGGCGTAATAGAACTCTTTACGAGCCGGCTTTGATAAGGGAAGAAAGTCTTGCTGATATTTATCTAAAGTAGTTAGGAACGCCTTTACGTCATTGCGAATCGACTGGTAAATTCTCATGATGTCTTCGTTTGCATCATTTAGGAAGAATGTCGCTTCGGGGTTTTTCTTGTAAGCCCACACAAACATAGCACCGCCTCCCAAGAAGGGCTCGATGTAGCTATCGAACTGTTCAGGGAGGTAATTGGTGTATTTCTTGAGCATTTTGTTTTTGCCCCCGGCCCACATAAATAACGGTTTCATTAAACAATCTCCATGATTTGATTCACAACTTGATCGATGTTCGCAAATCCTTGTTCTATTATTGCATAGTTTGCGTCCTCAAGCAAGAGTTTTATTTCGTCTTGATACTTCTGTCCTTCAAAAGTAGTGCCCGAGAAGACTAGAAAGAAGGGTTCCTCTGCCAAGGAAGGATCGTTGTGACGCACAAGTCGCTTTAACGGCTCGGAGAGATATTTGTACACTCGTTCATGCGCGTTACCGCCCTTGTTACCCGTCTTCTTTTCGACATAAAGGCTCTTACCTGTCTTGGTGTTCGTAATCTTGGTGTCCAGCACAATGCCCTTGCCATCCGAATAAATCGTCAGCTTAGGCGGGTTCTCAACCACCTCATAGTGCGGCGGTAGCCGAAAGCGCACCGCAGACGCAAATGTGGCCTCTCCGGTCTTGCCTGTCTTTCCTGCCAAGTCCTGCCAATTGTCTCTATTTGATAGTGCGTTTGCACCCATGTTTATCTCCCATAATTTGTTATAATAATCTCTGACGACTTCTTGCTCTTGTTCATCCCATAAGACCATTCTGCTGCGATGATCTCGTAGTCTTTATACATCTCTCTAATCTGCTCACAGTCATTATATGACATAACCCACCGATCTCGTGTTGATAAGATAGAATGAAGTTTCTCGTGCTCAAAGCCTTTGTGAAGGTCGCCATTAACGCCGTATAATGAGTTCTGACTGGTTTTAAGCATGTAAGGGGGGTCTAGGTAGAGGAAGGCTTTAGGGTGGCTTAGAATGGCATTCTCGAAGTCTGCATAATCGACTCGGAAGTTCTCAGCCTTAAAATCCCGAAGGCGCTGAACTGAACTATCTGTGAATCGTGCGGTTGCAGCTTTCTCTGACCAACCCCCGCTAAACGTTGCGCCTGAGAAGCTTGATCTATTGATAGCATAGAACTTGGCTGCGCGCTCATAGCTGAACATGAATGAATCAGTCTTAAGATCCTCTCTAAAGCTCTGAAATGATTCTTTGGAGCATCCGACAACACTGTTGCCCTTGCGATCAACAAAGGTTTCGCGGAGGCTTTCTACCTCGTCAGCCAAGCGCTCACTGTCGCCACATAAGGCGTTCCAAAACCAAACAAGCTGTTTCATCTTGTCGTAGCCAAATACCTTGATGCCCTTGTTGGCTAGTGCCATCTCGACGGAGCCACCTCCGAAAAACGGAGAACACACCCGCTCAACATCATCTGGAATCAGCGGCAAAATGTGCTTAACTGCTCGTGTTTTGCCTCCGGGATATCGCAATGGTGTCTTCACAATAACCTACTTATTTGAAACTTATTCTGTTCTGGGGACTAATTAAAAGGTGGCAGACTTTGACCGGTCTGCCAGCGGTGGACACAACCTAACCAGCTACTAGTTCATTAAACGCACGATCTACGTCAGACGTTGCACGAGTATTGTACTTGGTAGTCTCAGATGATCGCGTTTCGGCGGATCCGTCTCCGGCGAGTTGCTCATCGAGAATAGCGTCAACTTGCTCCGGAGTAAGACGCTCAAATAGAGTGTCAAAATTCGGCATGCCATCAAGGAGGGCGGGGATAGCTTCCGTGTCCTCAAGCAAGGGGGATGATTTACGACGCATTTTTAGGTTGGTCTTGGGGAAGCTGCCGGGGCCGGTAGCTTTAGTGTAGGTCAGCACAATGTCAGTGCCTTCCGTAGCATCTGTTATGTCTCCATAATCAGGGTCGAGTACATAGCCAAGCAGCAGACCATAAGCTTGCTTGCCGTACCCGTAAACCTTAATACCTTCATCTTCTTTGCCGCGTACTACGACGGGGCTGAAGTATCGGGTTCGAACGAACAGGGACTTTGCCAAATCTTTACTGGCTTCGTCATTGTTGTCAGTTCCTTCGCGCCATAGAGTAGAAGCAAAGTCACAGATTGGACACTTCTCCCCGTAGTTACGCTTAGGACACAAAATGCCACCACGATGATCTCCAACGTTATAATGGAAGAACATTTCCTTAAGAGGATCTCCATCATTCGTCGGCACCATTCGGATGCTAGTGTCTCCGGCGTCTGGCTTGAACCAAACACTGTTCGTATCTTGTTTATTTTCTCCGCGCAAATTTGCGAGCTTGTTGCGCATCAGCTCCATGTTAATACCCATAATTTCTCCTTGTGGGTTCGAGACAAGCGTTCCTTATCTCTTTGGTTTTAAAGCACCGATAGCAGACCGGTTGCTTGTATTAGTAATATAACATCTTTGTTATTCGTTGTCAAGTACTTTTTCTTGCTGAATCACATTTGTATGTGCCACAACAAATCCGAAATCTGCATGTGGAGTGCCATATATCGCATATGACATCTTTAGAAATGCATTCTTCGGTTTACTCTTTAGCATATCGACCAGTTTCTTGTGTAGTCCGCCTTCAGTAGCGAGCCTTTCATCGTTTATACAGATATAATAACATAGCTCGCGAGGGGTGTCAAGGGGGAAAAGAAACTTTTCTTTAAGCCTCTTGATATCGAGGAACCCTATTGTTCGGATTCTATTCATGGCGGCTGGTTTGGAAACCTGACCAATCTCCGGATCGGAGAACTCGAAATAGTTGAGATGGTGAACGGTTGAGAATATGCTTTGGTTCAGGGTGTCGTAATATGTCTTAATCGGCACTTCACCAAGCGCTGTCTCCAGATCTAGATTCGAGATCAATGTAAGTGCCCTAAACATACCAGAGCGCGCGTATTCTTGCAAGACTCCAAAAACAACCCTTTCCACAACACGGGGCATGCCAGTAAGAAGTTCTGTGTCTGGTTTAATATAGAATAGGTCTATCTGTTTGTGGCTTATTTGCTGGAGGATTCCCAAGACATAGTTTGAACTCATTGAGGAGCCCATAACGAATACCTGCACTCGATCACGCACATTCGCAAAAAACTCTGACAGGTCTGGAATATTGCTTTCGTACTCTTCTGGGGAATCGAAGTTCTCTATCCTATATTGTTGCTCTGAGTTCTCTTTTATGCTATGATTTAGCATGTAAACGTCGTAATTACCCGTAGTTGCGAATCTCTCTGCGATAGCCGATCCGGCAGTACCAATACCAATTATTGAGATCATATTTTTAACTCTTCCATTTCCAAATAGTTCTTGCCACAGGTAAGATTGACCATAAAATTGCCTATCTTATTGTTTGCAAACATTTCTCTTATTTGAGGCGCCATTTCTCGCTCACTATCTGCCAGATCTATCACGATCTCATCATGCACGATATGAGAGATGAACGACTTCTTATCTTCTAAAAATTTATCAATCGCCACAGCGCGTTCTAGTACAAGATCGGAAGTGGTGCTTTGAATAAGGTAATTTAGCGCTTTTCGCCTATCAACTGGGATTCGTCGCTTGAACATAGTCTTAATATAAGCGCCATCATACCATTTGTCAAGTACTTTTTGTCGATGATAGCGATCAAACTCCTTCTCGGCTGAATCTGGATTGTAAAGCCATGCGAAGAACTTAACCTTTGCGTCAGTCCGGCTTATTGAGTCGGCGATGAGATTCTTTATGTGCCACGTATGTACATCTTCTTGAGGCTGCTCTTCGCCAGCTAGCCCAATAAACGTTCGAACTTCAGCGGCATTATAATCTAGTGATAAAAACCAATCATTGTTCGGTTTCAAGAGCTTTCGAAAGTCTTTCTTAACTGTGAGTATAGGAAAGCTGCTCTGTGTGGTTGTTAAACGACCAGTTACTGTTCCGAATAGGTTATATTCAATATGACGATAACCATTTACCAACTCTTTAACTTTCTGCGAATTTCGGTACGAATAGTGAAGATTCCTGCAGCCCGAAACACTCAAATTTAGCCTTTGGTAAGAGATCTTATACAAAAGCTTTTGGATCTCGCTCTGGTGTTCGTAGACCTCTGGTCTTTCGTATGTCTCAAATACGTGCTGTGTTATCTTGTTCTTAATCTCGCAGAAATCCTTAAGGTAGTCTTCCGGCACGAGATCAAATATGCAGTGCTCCCGAAGATCGATTTTAGCAATCTCGAACGACCGAATATATGCGCGTGAGCGCTTTTGGGAGATTTGTAGTTTTGGGAGAAGGTCTTCGGGGCAAACTTCTGCGAGTGTTTTGCCGCCGGTATAAAGCCACGCATATTCAACATCGGAATCAGTGAGCGATCCCGTATACTTCCATGTCTTAGACAGATCTTCTGGGAAGTTATTGTAGTGGAGACATCCGTCAGCATAGACCCCTATGCACTCCGATTTATCGTCAATTGTCTGGAATATCACCCATTCTCCGTCTCTCTGAGCTTACGTTTTGCTTTGTTGCTTTCTCTAATATAACTCAATGAGCCGCGATAGTCAAATGGTTTATTTAAAACAATCTCAAAAACCTTCAGTGCAGCGGTGGGCGTTTCAAGGTGAGAGATCTCCAAACAATCGTCAATAAGAGATGCCTGCTCGTCTGGGCTGAACTGCGATTCCTCCTCGAAGAACCTTATTCTACAGTATAGATCGATGAAATATTCCGGAGAGTATTTTTCTTTTAGCCCCTCGGCTGTGTAGGTTTCGGGATAAATCGTGTGGCTGATGGTGGACCCATTGCAAACTTCCAACTCTTGGAAAGATTGCTTTTTTACAGTGTCGTAAATGCCCA